ATCTCCATTCCTGACGCCTTGTACGCAGTCGAAAGGCTGCGGGACTGGGGCGAGAGCGAAGCGCACGACAAGCCCACCACGTTCTCAAAGTTCCTAAGCCTCACCGGCAACCTGGAGCAAGACGGGACGCTATGGGCTGAATCTTGCGGTTTCCTGGAATGCTCAATGCTGGCAACAGCATTGGAAGCATGGGCCACCCATCCAAACGACGTTCGGGACTGGTTGCGCGACCAGGGTCTTCGATGAGACATCCACTAGCCATAGTGCTAGCAGTAAGCTTGGGCGCCGCCATTCTGTGGTTGGTGACCCTGGCCCAACTGCCCGGGGAATACACGTTCCCCGATCGATCCACCACCACCGAATACCCAGGACCATGACCACCGCCGCATCCCATGCACTACAAGGCAAAGTCATCTGCCGCAGCTTTACAGCCAGCGGCCGACTGGTCGACACGATCTCGTGCGATGACATGCGGCTGTCACTTGATGAACTCAGGTGGCATGCTGCGGAGATGAACCGGTACCTGGTAAGCCAAGGCTCCCAGTTGCGGGCCATCTACTTACTGGTCTGACGACAGCCCGGAAGGGGGACCTAGTCCCCTTTCCCTGCTGCCCTTAGGCGCAGCACTTAAACACAACGACAACACGCAACCCAAATGGATTACTTCCGCATCAGATGCACCATGGCAACACGCATGATGGGTGAGCAGCTAGGCCCAGAGCACGACTACACAGACGCGCTCTACGTCATGGCACCGAGCGCCCAAAGCGCCCGCACCCGAGCCATGGCCACGTGGCCCGACATCCGCGACGTGCTAAACATTCAGCAGGTGTACAGCTGATGGCGCCACGTATCACCCGCGCAGAATGCTGGGGACCTCTCACCCCTACCGATCTGCTGGCCAAGCTTGCGGCCCAGTACAACTGGGCTTGCGGGGAGGCTGCCCGATCTGGGCGGCACGCATCGCCGGCTGCTCTCATTGCATGGGAGAGGCTGCGAAGGCACTACAGGGCCGGCAAGCCATTAGATCCGTCGCGCTTGCCATTTCATGCGCGAAGGGTAACCGAACGCCTACAGGTGGCCAGAGTCTGGCTTTGACCCTTGCCCAGGGAGCTCCGGCTCCCTCTGCAGGGTTCACCCTCTGCACTACATCAAACCCAAATCACAACAGAACGTGAACAACACCACAGAGCACAGCACCAAGGCCGACATAATCACGGCGGCTTTGGAGATCACGGACACCCAGGCCGCGGCCATTGACCGATTGGAGCAGCGCCAGCTGGTCCTCTGGTCGTTGGTCGGGGTGCTGACCGTGACCCTGGCCTTCAAAGGCTGATCGCAAACGGGCACCCTTACCGGTGCCCATCCCATCAAGTACCCATCAAGTACCCATCAAGTAAAACCCAATGCCTAGTACCTACGAACTAATGGAGGCCTACCGATCGTGGTGGCGGGCCAACTACACCACCAGCCCCAACAGCCAGGCGGTGATCCTTGCCGCGGCCTGGGCCCAGCACGTGCTTGAGATCTACCAAGCTGGCGCCTCAATCCAACCAACAGCCGAGCCAATTAAATGAAACCCGAATCCATTGTGTTGGCTCAGCTTCGATCCGACCTGCTCGATGCGATGTGGCTGCAGTACCCACTGGCCCTGTCGTTGGACCAGCTTGAGGCTGCGGTCCACCACGCCTACCTGACCCGGGAAGCAGCGTGGCTGACCAGCACAATCCGAGCCGAGCTTTCGACCCTCAACCAGGCCGAGCTCATCAGGCCTTGCGCCAAGGGCTACCTGCTGACTGAAAAGGGACGACGGGACAGGCAGCAAGCCGCCCGGTTCCTTGGCACCAACGACCAATCACCACCACCAGAGGCAGCATGACCGACGAAAAAATACTTGCTGTGTACGAACAGGTACGCAACAGGTACAGCTTTTTTGACTATTGGAATAAAATTATTGAGACAGATCAAATAGTCAACTCAAATAACCCATATGCCACCATGAGCGACCAGTTTGCTAAAGCAGACAAAGCGTTGGACCGCGATGTCATCATTGCTTTTGCTAAAGAGATAGTCCTTTGGTGGGAGAACGAGTCATGACAACAGACATCAACGCCCTGCTCGCAGAAAGGGGCAGGACACACGGGGATTACATGATGCACGCTGAGATCACCCAAGATCTAAAGCGTGTCATGCGCCACCACACTGCTGACCTGGACCGCAGGCTCGACGACGACATGGCTGAGACCTTGGCCATGATCGCTCACAAGATTGGGCGCATCATCGCCGGCAACCCAGCGGAACCTGACCACTGGCGTGACATCGCTGGCTATGCACAGTTGGTGGCCAACAGGTTGGAGGGCATCAATGACTGAGCACACCAACGACCAGGCCCCTGTCATCATCGATTCGATGGAGACCATGAGCCTGCGCATGCTTGATGCGTTCTGGTGCCTGACCAACAACTCGATGACCATCACCAGTCCTGAACGCATGCGCGAGGTGCTGCGCCTGGTGGCCAATGAGGTTGAGAGTTGGGCTCCACCGTACGCCGAGCACAAGATCTGTCACTTGGCAGTGGTTGAGATCGCTCAACGGCTGCGAGCGGAGGCCGACGCATGACCGGATGGAATGGCGGCGCCAGTGTGGAGAACTATCTTATTCACTGGCGTGAGAACAACGGCGCCAACCTTGGCGACGGGATTAGTAGATCGGTCGACCCTAATGCCACGCTGTACGAAATACTTGTGGAGTACAGCGGCATGAAGCCAATGCGTGAATGGATCCGTGCCACGTCACGAGATGAGGTCGCAAAGTTTGCGGCTAATCGTTATCCAACCTCTACCAAAATTACAGTCATCACCAAAGATCATGTCAAACAACCTGCCAGAAAACGTGTTTCCAATCAGCTACGCACCGACCGAGAAGTCGGGCAACCAGAAGGGTGAAATCCTTTGGTACGCCAACGGTCATGGGTGGTACGTGAGTAAGTGGAACATGAGCTACATGCCACAGACCACACACTGGACGTACATGCCTGAAGATCTGGACATACCATCAGATAAAGAGCTACTTAAGCAAGAAGCTTTTTCTGTGTGGCACAGGGGCAATGTTTCTTATATCTTGAATGAGCGAGAGCGGTCTATAGCTTGGCAAGCATTCAATGCAGGCCGGGAGCTTGGCCAACCTTGAGCGCCAGCTTGCGCTTGAGCGTGAGATGCTGCAGATCGGCGCCGACGCATTCGGATCCCGGATGAACAAGCGCCGTGAGCAGGGCATGGAGTCCCTCTCTATCCATGGCGACGTGCTTGCTGCCATGGGTGTGGACCGGATCATCCTTGACCTGCGTCGCCATCGCCACGCCATGCGTGATGGCCGGGCTGGCCGTGGCTACGCCCACATGGGCCCGCTGCTGCAGCTTGCACCCCACAAGATCGCAGCTGTTGCCATGCGTGTCGTCATCGATCAATTGACCCAGTCCCCTAAGTTCCAGGCGCTGGCCTACGCCCTAGCCGAACGGCTGTGGCTGGAGACCATGCTGGCCCGTGCCTCTGAGTACGAACTGAAAGCACACCAACGGGTGCGTCGTCGGTTCAAGCAGAAGCGTGCGGATGCCATGCGCATGCGCAACTCAGAGATCTGGACTCCGCAAGAAAAGCTCAGCGTTGGCGTGTTCCTTGTCCATTTGGTCGAGCAGCACACCGGACTGATCGAGATCTATGCCGAGCGTGGTGCCATGCGTGCGGTGAAGCGTGTGCGTGGCACCCAAGCGGCCCTCGACTGGGTGCGGAACGCAGAAGAACAGCAGCGATTGCTGTGTCCCTTTGCGTTACCGACCGTCATCCCACCCCGGGACTGGTCGAATCCCATGACTGGTGGGTATTGGACCGAGGGCTTGCCTGGCAACACCTTGTTCAAGGAAAACAACGAACCCATTGCAGCCCAGTGCTCTGGGTTTGATGCGTATTTGGTGGCCGCCAACCACCAACAGGGGGTGGGCTGGCGCATTAATGGATGGATGCTGGACCAGGTCAACCATGCCTGGGACCGGAACCTATCCATCGGTGGGCTGCTGCCACGCAGCGGGCATCCCATCCCGCCGTATCCCAAGCACCTGCCCGATGACCACGACGACGTCACAGCGTGGCGCATGACGGCCCGTCGGTTACACGACCGCAATGACCGTGATGCAGCTAAACGTTTTGCTACAGCCAAGCAGTTGTGGGTGGCGCGCCGCCTGGTCAATGAGCCAGTGCTGTACTTCCCGGTGCAGTGCGACTTCAGGGGCAGGTTCTATTACCGGCCGCCATTCCTCAACCCTCAGGCCAACGACGTGGGTCGGTCGTTGCTGCAGTTCGCTGCCGGCACACCGATCAACACCGAGGCCGAGGCTGACTGGCTCCGCATCCATGGGGCCAACACGTACGGCCACAACAAGTTGACATGGAGAGGCCGAATTGACTGGGTGCATCAGCACCAACTGCAGATCGAAGCCACTGGCCGGGAGCCCTGGTGCAACCAGGAGTTCTGGGCTGGGGCCAAGGACCCTTGGCAGTTCCTTGCGTTTTGTCAGGCGTACCAGCAGTTCAGTCACCACGGGTACGGCTGGGTGTGCCACCACCCTGTCGTACTGGACTGCACGTGCTCCGGGATTCAGCATTACTCGGCGCTGCTCCGCTCGGAAGAGATGGCGGCCCTCGTGAATCTCACCCCAAGCGAAGAGCCAAGGGACATCTATGCTGTGGTGCTCGAGCGTGTGTTGGCCCTGGTCCGGGCCGATGCAGCGAACGGCAACGAGCATGCAACTCGGTGGCTGCAGCTGTCCCCTGATCGCACCCTTGCCAAGCCAGTGGTGATGACGATCCCATACTCGGCAACGAGGGAGGCGGTCGTCAACTTCTGTTGCGGCTGGGCGCAGGACCGGGCGCAGGATGTGCTCGGCCGTGACAGCTGGTGCTTCCACAAAGGAGCAATGTCCAGCCACCATTACATGGCGACAATTCTGTACCGGGAAACGTCAACCCTTATTGCACCAGCCAAGGCAGCGATGTCATGGTTCAAGAAGGTTGGCAAAACAGCCGGCAAGCTGGGCTTGGCCCTGCGCTGGACATCACCTTCTGGGGTGCCCGTGATCCAGGAATACTGGGACTACAGCGGGGTGCGGGTTCGCCTGTACCACCTGTCGTCTGTGCCAATGGATCTACTTACCAACCACCAACCAACCGAGCTCAACGCCAAGCGTATGGGCAACGGGCTAAGCCCTAACGTGATTCACAGCCTTGATGCCAGCCACATGGCTGCCGTCACCATTGAGGCGTTCGCCGCTGGCGTTCGTAATCTTGGTGGAATCCATGACTGTTTTGCAACAACGCCAGCAGAGATGGCCACACTTCGGACCGCAATCCGCAGTACCTTTGCTGGCATGTACTCCAGGGACTGGTTTACGCCCATCGCTGATGAGCTGACCGACCAGTTTCCACCGGATGTACAGGCCAAACTCCCGCCGCGGCCAAACCTCGGTGGGTTCGACCTACAACTCGTAAACAACGCTGACTATTTCGTCACATGAATTTCCTTTACATCGACAAGCTGCGCCTCACCACCCCGAAGGCCACGCTCAAGTACCCCAAACTGATTGAACCCGAAACCAAGTTCAGTCCTGAAGGTCATTACAAGGTAACTGCTGTCATCCCAGCCGACGAGGCTGACTACATGTCAGCTCAGCTCGATGCTTTGTTTGAAGCACACAAGGCCAGCCTCAAGGCTCAGGCCCCAACCCAAAAGTTCAAAGCCATTGATCCAAGCTATGGGTTTGAGGACATCGACGGCAAGCCTTGCTTCACCATCAGCGTCAAGATGAAGGCCAAGGGCATGGATCGTGACGGTCGCTCGTGGTCTGCAGTGCCCGCGCTGTTTGATGCAAGCGGCGCGCCAGTTAAAGATCGTGAGGCTTTGCGTGGTATGTGGTCTGGCACCACCGGTCGCGTGTCGTTTGAAGCATGCCCCTTCTACCAGCCTGCCCTTGGCGCCGGCATTACGCTGCGTCTTAAGGCTGTGCAAATCCTTAACCTGGTGGAGTCTGGTGGATCAGCCGACAGCTTCGGATTTCAAGAGGAAGCCGGTGGCTGGGCGGCCGGCGAGGCGCAGGCGAGCGTCCCCTTCGACGCGACGGGAGCGGCAACAGACGAAGGGTTTGACTTCTAGTCGGTACCGATCCAAGTTCGAGGCATCAGTAGCAGCCAGCCTGAAAGCCCGCGGCTTGCCCTTCGGTTACGAGGTGCAGGCCCTGGCGTACACCATTTCCGCGGTCTACACCCCGGACTTTGTGTTGCCGAACGGAGTCATCGTTGAGACCAAGGGGCTGTTCGATTCAGACGACAGGCGCAAGATGGTGGCCGTCAAGGCACAGCATCCAGACCTGGACATTCGCCTTTGTTTTATGAAGGCAGATGTCAAGCTGAGCCGGGCACCCCGGTCCCTCACGTATTGGCAGTGGGCCGAGAGGCACGGCTTTCTTTGGTGCGAAGGCAACATCCCGACCGCATGGGCCAATGGCATCCAAGTTTCTGAAGCATGAGGCTTGCCCCGAGTGCAAATCGAAGAACAACCTGGCCCGCTACGACGACGGTCACGCGACCTGCTTCGGATGCGGGTACCAGGAACAACCAAAAAAAGACAAAGCCGAGCCCCGCATGGAACCATTGCCACCACCAGCCACCCCGATCCTTGAATTCATCGAGGCCAGGGCCCTGCCCAAGCGGGCGATAACGGAGGAGACTTGCGTCCTGTTTGGCTACGGATCGTCGACACACAACGGTCGCCCCGTCCAGGTGGCACCGTACCGCAACCAATCCGGCAAGGTGGTTGCTCAACACCTACGTGGTGCAGACAAGCGCTTTAGCTGGCTTGGAGACACCTCTGGACTGCAGCTATGGGGTCAGCACCTCTGGCGCCAGAACTTTGGCAAGGAGACCAACCTCTTTGTCACCGTGACAGAGGGGGAGATTGACGCCATGTCTGTCTCCCAGGTCCAAGGCAACAAGTACCCAGTGGTCTCGCTTCCTAATGGAGCTCAGTCAGCCAAGAAATACTTGGCTGCCAACGCCACATGGCTCAGTCAATTTGCACGGATTGTGCTTTGCTTTGACAACGACGATCCGGGCATCAAGGCTGCCGCTGAATGCGTGGCTGTCTTGCCTTTGGGCAAGGTGGCCGTGTGCCAGTTGCCCCGCAAAGACGCCAACGAGATGCTGGTGGCAGGCGAAGGACAGATCCTTCGTGAGCTGCTCTGGAAGGCAACGCCAACCAGACCCGACGGGATCGTCAATGCCAACGATCTCTGGGACGAACTGATCAAGCCTGGCTCTGATTCAGCTTGTCCCTATCCCTGGCCACAGCTTGATGCCATGACCCGTGGCTTTAGACGTGGCGAGATGGTGACCCTGTGTGCCGGCTCAGGCGTGGGTAAATCCAGCGTGTGTCGGGAGTGGGCCCATCACTTCCTTCGGGCTGGTCTTCGCGTCGGGTACATCGCCCTCGAGGAGAGCACCAAGCGCACCATGCAGGGCATCGTTGGCATTGAACTAAACAAGCCCATCCACCTAGACCCCAATGCCGCCGACGAGCGTGAAATTCGAGATGGCTTTGACCGTGTGTTTGGCACTGGTCGGTGCTTTCTCTATGACCACTTTGGATCGATGGACCCAGACCACCTCATTTCCAAAATCAGGTACCTCGCTGATGCAGAGGGCGTCGACGTCGTGGTACTTGACCACCTCACGATCGTCATCTCAGGACTGACAGACCTGGATGAACGGCGTGCCATCGACGTTACTTGCACCAAACTGCGCCAGGTGGTGGAACAGACTGGCATTGGCCTGGTACTGGTGTCCCACCTCAAGCGACCGGAAGGCCGCGGCCACGAGGAGGGGGCGCAAACGAGCCTTGGTCATCTCCGCGGCAGCCACGCCATAGCTCAGCTTTCTGACATGGTGGTCGGCTGCGAACGGAATCAGCAAGGTGACGTCGCTGAACGCAATGAACTACAGCTTCGGGTGCTGAAGAACCGGTTCTCCGGGACGACAGGGCCCTGCGACAAGCTGCTCTATGACCAAAACACCGGCCGCCTTGTCGTGCCGATGGCCCATTACTTCGGAACCTAAATCACAAATGCAATGCCCCAACTGCGGTAACGAAAAAATTTGCACGCCAAACAGTCGACACGACACTATCGAATCAGTTGTCCGGCGTCGAAAATGCTGTGATTGCGACCACAACTGGTGGACAGTTGAGGTGGACCTTCCGCTTGAATCAGTCAAGTGGAAGATTGAGCCAAATCGCGGTGACGGCAAACGCCGCAACCGCTACCCAATCCGCCTTCCCGGAGCACAACGAGTGACTTTCTCATGACCCTGTTAATCGACGCTGATTGGCTGCTGTACGCAGCGTGTTCCGCCTGTGAGTACGACATCCGATGGGATGAATGGATCCATACCCTGCACCTCGAGCAGTCGGATGCCAAGAGTTACATGACCCACCAGGTCAACAAGTGGCAAGAGGCGACCGGCCACAAGGACGTGGTCATGTGCCTGTCGTCGTACCCAACCTTCAGGCACCAGCTGTCCCCTGCGTACAAGGCCAACCGAATGGGCAAGCGCAAGCCCTTGGGCTTACGTGATCTGCGGGTCTGGCTTGAGTCCGAGTACGACGTCAAGTGTCACCAGAACCTGGAGGCCGACGACATCATGGGGATTCTGATGACCAACGGTTCGTACAAGGACCCAATCATGGTCACCGCCGACAAGGACATGCGCACCATCCCGGGCAAGCTGCTGCGCATGGACAAAATGGAGGTCAACAATTTGGTAGAAGCCAACCGGAACTGGATGATCCAGGCTTTGGTTGGCGACACCAGTGACAATTACCCGGGACTCAAGGGCTACGGACCAGTCAAGGCTGGCAAGTTGCTTGCTGAGCACGACCGCTTATGGGTCATGTGGGATGTCGTCCTTGATGCGTACCGCGAGGCGGGCTTCACCTTTGCCGATGCGTTGCTCAATGCACGCATGGCCCGGATCCTGCGATACGGGGACTATGACTTCACTGCAGCTACGGTGGAACTGTGGGACCCAGACCGTGACCCCGCAATGAAGACCAATGGATGACCTGTTTCCCCCAATTGACGAGGCCCTGATCAAGCGCTTGGACGAGGTTTATCCTGAGTCCAGCCCTGATCCAGCTGCGTCTGATCGTGAGATTTGGATGGCAGTAGGCGCCAGACAGGTGGTGCGCATGCTACGGGCCGTTTATCTTGAACAACAAAACGAGGATTGATCCATGTGTGGAGGAGGAGGCAAGAAACAGCAACAGCAACAAGCTGAAGCTGCAGCTCAAGCTCAAGAGCAAAGCATGGCGCTCCAACGTGAGCAGATGGCCATGCAACAAGAACAGATCAGAGTTCAACAAGCCCAGTACCAAGAGCAGCTGGCTATCAGTAAGGCGCCACCACCGCCCGCTCCTGAACCCGTAGCCATGGCAGCCAGAAATGCATTAGAAATGCCAACAGCTCAAGGCGCTACATCCAGCGCCGGAGCAACTGACACAACATCCATGCAAACCATGCGGGCTGGCACGGGTCGCCGCAAGCTGCGATCTGACCTGGCGTCCATTGGCCTTGGGATTCCAGGTGCTGCCTGATGGAACTGAACCTGACCAGCAACGTTGACCGTCAACCCAAGTTGTACGGAGAGGACGGTGGCACAGCTGCAGCCAGGTACGGCCAATTGCAAACCAATCGGGACCCGTACCTACAACGGGCCCGCGACTGCAGCAAGGTCACGATTCCAGGCTTGATTCCTGATGCAGGGCAAGGGGATCGAGGTCAACTCAAGACTCCGTACCAATCCCTTGGTGCCCGGGGTGTGAACTACTTGGCCAGCAAACTGCTGATCACGTTGTTCCCTCCAAACTCCAGCTTCTTCAAGCTTGAGATCGACGACCTGGCGCTTCGGATCCAGGAGCAGGGACCAGAGATCAAGACTGAACTGGACACTGCATTGGTCCAAGTTGAGAAGGCTGGCATGTCTGCATTCGAGGTGGCCAACGGTCGGGCCTCAATGCACGAAGCGTTCAAACACCTGCTGGTGGGTGGCAACGTCTTGCTGTATGTGGCAGAGGACGGCATCAAGGTGATCCACTTGAATCGTTACGTTGTGTGTCGTGACCCAATGGGCGTCGTCACCGAGATCGTGGTGGAAGAAGAGGTTTATCCAGATGCCTTGCCCGTTGGCTTGTACGACGACTTAAACAATCAGCACGCAAACGAGTCCGGCGCTAGCTCCAAGACCATCAAGCTTTATACCCACGTCGAATACGAGGACGGCAAGGTTCATTGGTACCAAGAGGCCAAGGGCAAGGAGATCCCTGGATCGCATGGCATGTGCGACATGGATGTGAACCCCTGGATTCCCTTGCGCTTCAACCGGGTGGATTCAGAGGAGTATGGGCGTTCGTACATCGAGGAGTATTACGGGGACTTGCTGGCCCTCGAGAGCCTGTACCAGGCCATTATTGAAGGAGCTGCGGCCGCGGCCAAGGTTCTGTTCCTGGTCAACCCCAACGGCACCACCCGGCCACGCACCTTGGCCAATGCCGAGAATGGAGCCATCGTTCAAGGCAACGCTGCCGACGTCACGGTCATCCAAACCCAGAAGGCCCAGGACCTGAACATTGCCAACAGCACCATTGAGCGAATCGAAGGTCGGCTGCAGTTTGCGTTCCTGCTCAACACCGCCATTCAGCGGCGGGGCGAGCGGGTCACCGCAGAAGAAATCCGTTACATGAGCCAGGAGCTGGAGGCTGGCATCGGTGGCCTGTACTCCATCCTTACCCAGGAGCTCCAGCTACCACTGGTGCGTCGGTTGCTTCACGTTTTGCGCAAGCAACGCAAGCTCTCACCATTTCCAAAAGGCAAAGGTGGCGTGCCGCTGGTCAACCCAAGACCCGTTACTGGACTTGAGGCAATCGGTCGTGGCGACGATCGGAACAAGTTGATCCAGTTCATCACCACTGCCACTCAAACCCTGGGGCCTGAGGTGATTGCCAAGTTTGTAAACGTTGATGAAGCACTGCGTCGCCTGGCCGCAAGTGAATCCATCGATACAACAAACCTTGTCAAGTCCAAAGATCAGCTACAACAGGAAGCAGCTGCTGCTCAATCCGAGCAACAGCAAGCTGCCCAACGTGAAATGCTGATGACTGGTCTTAAGTCACCAGCAATGGCACAAGTGGCCAACAACTACACCCAACAAGGAGCACCTTATGGTCCGCAATTCCCGGACGGCGCAGACCCAGGACAACCTGGAGTCGTCCCCAACGCCATCCCCTCACCCCCAGGAGAACCCGGTGTCGCTAGTGGGCCCTCCAGCCCAGGTGCAGCAATGGGGCCCAACGCCTGACATGGTCATTGACCACGTAGAACCAAGCCGCGCAATGGAGCCGGACCCCACACCCGTTGTCACATTTGGCGACGACAAAACCATCACCATCAACTAACACCACACCATGCCTGAAGCAGTAACGATCACTCAGGACCAGAGCACAGCGCTATCACCTGAGAACGAGGAGATGCTTGCCGCCATGGCAGGCGAGGACGACAAGGAAGGCGAGCTGTTGGCCGGCAAGTACAAGTCCGTTGAGGATTTGGAGCGTGCCTACAAAGAGCTGCAGACCAAGCTCAGCCGTGGCGAATCAGTCACTCCAGAACCCGAGGACGACAGCAGCGCTGACGACAGTGAAGCTGAAGCCAAGGACAAGGAGGATGAGCCTGCCGGCAATGCCCGTGAAATCTACGGCGAATTAATCGGCGGCAAGCTCGATGAAGCCGGCATTGATTTTCAGGACATGAACGTCCGCTGGCAACAGACGGGCACCTTGGAGGCTGGGGATTATGAACAGCTGGCCGAGGCTGGCTTCAACCGGGACATGGTCGATGCATACTTGTCTGGCCTGCAGTACAAGCAGACCCAGGACACAGCGTTGTCGGTCAAGGAAGTGGCTTCCATCAAGGAATCCTTGGGCGGTGAAGCCGAGTACAACAAGATGATTGAATGGGCAGCAGACAACTTGTCAGACGACGAGGTCGAGGGCTTTAACCAGATCATCAATACCCAGCCTATGGCTGCGGTAAAGATGGCCATCACTGGTCTCCACGCTCGGTACTCAGCTGTCGAAGGCCGGGAGCCCAAGCTCATTGGTGGCCGTGCTCCTAGGGGCAGCACTGACAAGTTTGAGTCCACTGCCCAGTTGGTGGAAGCCATGTCGGATCCTCGGTACAGCAAGGACCCGGCTTACCAAAAAAAGGTGCAAGAAAAGCTCGGCCGATCGAGTATCTTTTAAGGGCAGCAACATCAAGCCTCCCACCCATCGGGGGGCTTTTTTATGGGCGCTTGCGTTCGTTAGTACACTGAGACTACCTAGACCCACTCACAGAAGCGACGGCCCACTGCGGTGGACACCCGCTCGTGAACGGGAGCCCGGCGTCGGGTTAACCCCCAACCCCTTTACCTAGGAGCCCAGCAATGGCAGCCCCCGATTTTACCGCTTCACGTCTTGGCCTTGTTAACGCTGCAGGTGGTGGCACCTGGGCCGGTGACAACGCCCTGTTCCTTCAGGTCTGGGCCGGTGAGGTTCTCACCGCGTTCCGTAAGGCCACCATCTTTGAATCCCTTCACACTGTCCGGACCATCAGCTCCGGCAAGAGCGCTTCGTTCCCCATCGTGGGACTCAATTCCGCTGCGTACCACACACCCGGCACAATGCTGACCGGCACTGCTGTGAAGAACGCTGAGGCCGTCATCAAGATCGACGACAAGCTCGTTTCCAACGTGTTCATCGCCGACATTGACGAAGCCAAGAACCACTGGGACGTTCGGAGTCCTTACTCTGCCGAGATGGGCAATGCCCTGGCCTATCGCTTTGACCAAAACATTGCGGCTCAGATTGCCAAGGCAGCTCGTACCTCCACCAACTTCAACACTGACCTTCCCGGCGGTACTCGGATCAAGATCGTTGCTGCCAGCAAGACTGCCATCACTGGCTCTCAGCTGGCTGCTGCTCTGTTCTCTGCTGCTCAGCGGATGGACGAGAACAACTTGCCCGAGATGGATCGCTACTGCGTGCTGGCTCCGGCCGAGTATTACAAGCTCGTCCAGACCACCGACGTGATCAACCGCGACTGGGGCGGTGCTGGCGCCTATGCCGACGGCACCGTGCTGAAGGTTGCTGGCATCACCATCTTAAAGTCGAACCAACTTCCCACCACCAACCGTTCCGCGGCCACCGGTGAGAACAACGACTACTCCGCCAACTTCACTGACTCCGTTGCCCTTGCCTTCAACAAGCAAGCCGTCGGCACCGTGAAGCTGATGGATCTCAAGATGGAGCAGACCGGCTCTGACGTGCACGCTCTGTGGCAAGGCACCTTTATGGTTGCCTCAATGGCACTGGGCACCAGCGTCCTGCGTCCCGATTGCGCAATCGAGATCTATACCGCTACCAGCTGATCGCAGCCAATATGGGGGGAGCTTCGGTTCCTCCCTTTTTCTTTGGGCTTTTGCCATGACGCTTGCACGCACCACGTTCCTGGAGGCTGTCAATTCAGTCTTGCAAATGCTGGGTGAAGCACCAGTCAACGGCCTTGATGGGCAATTTGGCTTGGCCCAGCAAGCACAAGACATGTTGAACGACACCAGCCGCAGGGTTCAGGCAGAGGGTTGGTCGTTTAACACCGACTACGAACGCCTGCTGCCTAGGGATTCGATTACAAAAGAGATTGCTGTTGGCACCAATGTCAGCCGAGTCAGAGTTGATCCATATAATTACCCGGACGTCGACGTCGTCCAACGGGGAGACAGGTTGTACGACCGCAGATCTGGCAGCTATCAATTTGACAAAGACCTGTTGGCTGATGTCACGTACATGCTGGAGTGGGAAGAGTTGCCTGAGTACGCCCACCAGTACGTCATGGTCAAGGCTGGTCGATCGCTGCAAGAAGCGATCCTTGGCTCAGCTGATTTGTCGCGCATCAATGCAGCTGCTGAAGCCGAAGCCCATAGCCTGTTTATTGAAGAGGAGACCAGTCGCAGCGACCACAGTTGGTTACGTGGCAATCCGAACCACACAGATGTTTTCATGACTTACAAGCCAGCCTGGGCCTTGCGCCGTTAAGCCATGCCTTTGATCAGCAGCTCCATACCAAACCTAATCAACGGGGTCAGCCAGCAACCAGCAGCGTTGCGACTGGCATCTCAGTGCGAACAGATGGTTAACTGCATGCCCAGTCCGGTGGAAGGGCTGAAGAAGCGACCACCGGCACAGCACGTCGCCAAGTTGTTCAGCGGCTCAGCGGGCACCGGTCGTCCATTCACGACCATCGTGGATAGGGATGGAGTTATCAGGTACATGATTTTAATTCAGGACAATGCCATCAAGGTATTTGGCCTGGATGGATCTGCTAAAACAGTCACCACCCCAGACGGGACGTCGTATCTCGATATTGCTGGTGAACCCAGCTCTACGTTCCGAATTGCATCAGTGGCGGACTACACATTTATTGTGAACCGGGAAAAGACGGTGGCCATGTCAGCCACGACATCGCCCACTTGGGGCACCAAGTCCATGGTGTTTATCAAGTCCGCTGACTACGCCACCACGTACAGCATTACGGTCAACAGCACCACGGTTACATACACCACAGCAAACTCTGGCAATTCAGTGCCAAGCACCGTGGACATTGCCACCAATTTGCGCAACTCGCTGGCTTCTGCACTTGGCGGTACTTGGACCATTACCGCCAGCGAATACATCGTGCGGATTGTCAAAAATGACGGCGCTGATTACACCCTTAGCAGTTCAGATACAAGGATTGGCACAGCAACCGTGCCTATTAAAGGGTCAGTTGATGCCATTTCTGATCTGCCAACCAAGGCTGAGCACGGGTTCATCGTCAAGATCGTTGGCGCCGCGGCCACTGGAGCGGATGATTATTACGTCAAATTTGTGGCCAATGCAGGCTCAGGTTTTGGCCATGGTTTATGGCAGGAGACTGTGGCCCCTGGCATCCAGTATTTATTTGATGCGGCCACCATGCCACATGTGCTAATTCGCAACAGCGATGGCACATTTACATTTCAAAAATTTACCTGGTCTGGTCGAGTTGCAGGTGATGCCATCACAGCACCACTGCCCAGCTTTGTCGGTTCTAAAATTCAAAATGCCAATTTATTTCGCAACCGCCTAGTGCTGCTTGCCGACGAAAATGTTATTACGTCTGCCGCCGATGCCTACGAAAGGTTCTGGCCCGAGTCAGTGCAAACTGTTGTCGACTCTGACCCTATCGATCTCAGCGCTGGCAGTAGAAAAATTAATTTTCTTATGTCAAGCCTGGCATTTGCTGATGTGTTGCTGGTTTTCAGTCGCCACGGTCAATTTCGCCTAAGCAGTGGCGTTTCAACTTCTGGAACATTAAGTCCAAAAACAGCTGCTATCACTCAAGTCACGGCCTTTGAAATGGGTGACGTCGTCGATCCAATTATCGTGGGCCGCACTATGTACTTTGCTGTGCCAAAGGCTGAGTACAACGGACTTCGTGAGTTCTTCTTGCCTGATGCGTCAGGCCCTGTGCCGACGTCGGAGGAAGTGACATCAGCG